ACAGGTACTAATATCCCCACATACTCTGATGGGTTAAAAACTTTTGATGGAATTACAGGTACTAATTCACAAGGACTTGTAGGAACTGATTACACAACTGCTCTTAATATTCTTAAAAACACAGATGAATATAGATTTGCTACTATTACAATCCCCGGAATGTATAATGAGGGAGCCTCTCAGGCAACTGCAGTAGCATCTGCTATAGAATTATGTGAAGGAAGAGGAGATGCATTTTTAATAGCAGACCTTGTAAAATATGGTGCTACTTTATCCACAGTAACAACGGAAGCAGCCGAATTAAATACTAATTTTGCTGGTAGCTACTGGCCTTGGGTGTCAGTACCATCAACTGAATTAGGTAGAAATGTATGGTGTCCTGTTTCAACAGTAATGCAAGGAGTATATGCCGCTAATGATAGAGTAGCTGCCCCATGGTTTGCACCTGCTGGTTTAAATAGAGGTGGGTTACCTATAGTTAGAACTGAGTATAAGTTAACACAAGCATTAAGAGATAAACTTTATGATAATAAAGTAAATCCAATTGCAACCTTCCCAAGAGTAGGTCCAGTTGCTTATGGTCAGAAAACACTCCAGAAAAAAGCAAGCGCATTAGATCGTATTAACGTAAGAAGATTATTAATCTCTTTAAAGAACTTTATTGGAGACACTTCTAAGAATTTAGTATTTGAACAAAATACAACAATTACTAGAAATAAATTTTTAAATGCTGTTAATCCATTCTTAGAATCAGTTCAACAAAGACAAGGATTATTTGCCTTTAGAGTAGTAATGGATGAATCAAACAATACAGCCGAAGCTATTGATAGAAACCAATTAGTAGGCCAGATATTTATCCAACCTACTAAAACTGCCGAATTCATAATCCTAGATTACACAATTCAGCCAACAGGAGCAACATTTAACGACTAAAAACTTAGGTTTAACATATTTATAACAAAACAACAAGACAATGGCAATATTAAGTTCAGCAGATATGTTCTATACAGCTTACGAACCCAAGCTGCAAAATAGATTTATATTTTATATAGATGGTATTCCTGCTTATCTCATTAAGTCCGCAGATAAGCCTAAATACACAGCAGAAGAAGTGGTTCTTGACCACATTAACGTGAAAAGAAAAGTTAAAGGTAAATCCGATTGGAGTACCATTAGCTGTACATTATACGATCCAGTAACCCCATCAGGTGCACAAGCAGTAATGGAATGGGTCCGTTTACACCACGAATCCGTAACAGGTAGAGATGGTTACTCTGACTTCTACAAAAAAGATGTTAGATTTAATACATTAGGCCCTGTTGGTGACGTTGTTGAAGAATGGATTTGTAAAGGTGCTTATGTTACTAATGCTGAATTTGGATCAGGTGACTGGACTTCATCTACCCCAATGGAAATTAGCTTAACCATTGCCATGGATTATGCAATCTTAAACTACTAAGATTCTTAACATAAATAAATTAAGAGGTGCGCAAGCACCTCTTTTTTTTACATATGTATATGCAAACATATAAAGTTGTAACAAATGGAAAACCAATCAATGTTCCCTACTGAGGAAGTTACTTTACCCTCTAAAGGTTTAATTTACCCCTCAGAAAACCCTTTATCAAAGGGTACCCTTGAAATGAAATATATGACTGCAAAGGAAGAAGATATTCTAACTAATAATAGTTATATTAAAAATGGCACAGTAATTGATAAATTACTTCAATCCCTTATAATCACACCAATTGATTATAATGATTTAGTTGTAGGTGATAAAAATGCAATTATGATTGCTGCTCGTGTATTAGGATATGGTAAAGATTATTCATTTACGTTAGATGAAGAAGAACAGACTGTTGATTTGACAGAAGTAAATGATAAAGAATTACAAGAAGAGCATTTATTAGAAAAAGGTAAAAATGAATTTAGTTTTATGCTACCCACTATTCAAAAAAATATTACTTTTAAGATATTAACTCATGGAGATGAAAAGAAAGTTGACACTGAGGTAAAAGGTCTTAAAAAAATCGATAAAAAATCCTCAGCTGAATATTCAACTCGCCTAAAACACATGATATTATCTGTTGAAGGTGATTACGAGCGCAAAACAGTACGTCAATTTGTTGATAATCAATTATTAGCTAGAGACTCAAGAGCACTAAGGGAATACATCAAAGAAATACAGCCTGATGTTGACTTGACTTTTGATCTGGAAAATGCCGCTGGAGACGTGAAAGGCGTTCGGATCCCAATTGGGATCACGTTTTTTTGGCCTGACACCGAGTTATAAATTTAACGTTTATAATGAAATTCATGACCTAGTATATTACGGGAAGGGAGGATTTCTATATTCTGAAGTATATAATATGCCTATTCATATTAGGAGATACCACATTAGAAAAATTAATGAAGTTCATACTAAACAGAATGAAGAACATAATAAACAAATGGCTAAAGCAAACCAACAGTCTAAAACAACTGCTAAAGCACCTAATTTTAATAAAGGGATTCCCTCTTAATATTTATAACCATACTCTTAATATAAATGGCAGATTTAGGAAACACAGCAGGTAAGGCAAAAGACGCTTTTGAAGAAGTAAAAGATTTAGTTAAACTACTAAATGAAAGGTTAGAAGATTCTACAGTTAATATGGAAAGCTTTAATGATGCTTTACAAACTGGAATAAATTTGTCTAGAAATATGTCTAAGCTTTCTGAAAAAAGTGCCTTAGACCATAAAAATGCTGCTGATTTTCAAAAAACTGCGACCTTTGCTAAACGAAAAGAACTTGACGCTAAACGAAATGCTAATAAACTTGATAGTGAAGCTAAAAAATTAGCACAAGAAGCGGCTAAGGCTTCAGATAAAAATAAAGGTAGACTTGAACAAATGGCTAAAAGAGCCAAACAAGCTGCTAATGAATCAAGAAATTTAGCAGAGGGATTCGCGGGAGCAGCAACCAAAGCAGCTGCTATGGCTAAAGCCCTAGAAGTAGGAACTGCTGTGTTAGATGCTATGTTTACAGGGTTAATGAAAGCAGACGAGGAGGCCGCAAAACTAGCTAAGGATGTAAATTTAACTAAGTCTGAAGCAAACGGTTTAAGACAAGAATTTGCTTTAGTAGCTTTTAATTCTAAAGAACTAGCTATTACTACTAGTAGATTATTAACTGCTTTTAGTGCTCTTAATGACCAACTAGGTACTGCTCAACAGTTTAGTATGGCTACTGTTGGTACTTTTTCTAAATTAACTGAACTAGTTGGTATATCTGCCGAATCCGCAGGTAATTTAGCATTTGCTGCCGAAAGAAATGGTGCTAACTTTAGAGAAGTTGAAGAAAATGTCTTAGCAACTTCACATGAATTACAACGTGGGGCAGGAATTGCATTAAATATGCAAAATATCCTTGAAGCCACAGGTAAAGTTACAGGACAATTAAGAGCTCAATTAGGTGGTAATCCTAAATTAATAGCTGAAGCAGTTACAAAAGCTAAATTATTAGGAGCCGAAATTAATGATATAGTAGGTGCTAGCAAACAATTATTAGAGTTTGAAACAAGCATTGAATCTGAATTAGAAGCAGAATTACTAACAGGTAAGCAACTTAACCTTGAAAGAGCAAGAGCAGCAGCCCTAACAGGTGACCAAGCAACATTAGCTGATGAATTAGCTAAAAACATGGGCACGTTTACTGATTTTACTAAAATGAACACCTTACAGCAGGATTCATTAGCTAAATCAATGGGTATGCAAACTGATCAGTTATCAGATATGCTTTTTAAGCAAGAAACTATGGGTATGAATGCCGAACAGCTTAGAGCAGTTGGTAAAGGTGAGTTAGCAGATAGGTTAGAACAAGTTTCAGCCCAAGAAAAGTTAAATCTAGCACAAGAAAAATTCCAAAGCTTGTTAGCTGATGTTGCTGCTATAGCATTACCTATTGTAGATGCATTTGGTAGAATGGTTCAGTTTATATCTGAAAGCAAAATATTAATGGGTGCTTTAGTGGGTATAATGACAGCTTTAGGAGCGGCAGCAGCTGTATTTGCTGTTAATGCTTTACTTACTGCAATTCCTACTATTATGGCTAGCTTAGCAGCAATACCTTTTGGTATTGGTATTCCCCTCGCATTTGGTGCTATAGCAGGTTTAATGGCAGCTATGTCCGCTGGTGAAAGTTCAGTTAAAATGGCTGAGGGTGGTATTGTAAAACCAAGACCCGGTGGTACATTAGCTACTATTGGTGAAGCTGGTCAGCCAGAAGCAGTAGTTCCATTAAATAAAGCTAAACAAATGGGATTTAGTGGTGGAGGAGGATCCGCTCAACCCGTAATAATACAAAATAATTGGGACGCATTTGCTGCATCTAATGGTAGGGGTAGAAAAGGATTAGGAGGAACCCAAGATCTTCAAGCGAGTCCTACATTTGCTTAATATTTATAACAAAACAACACAATCATGGCAATTAAAGACTTAAAATCAATTCACGACTTAGTACAAGGTGATGGTCCCGTAAATAATATGGAAGGCCAAACAGGTCCTAACTTTCCTATAGTTGGACCAGATGTAACCAGAGGAGGATACCCGTTTGGTACCCCTAATAATTCACAACTTCACGGTGGTCCTTTAGAAGACCAAGCAGGAAGATCATTAGTGGGTCCTGCTTATCAATATGCTTATGGAGGAGCATCTGCCGCTATAAATCCTTCTACTCAAGATTTAGATGGTATTACTCCCGACAAGTATGAAGATAATCTTCCTGACTAAAATGTTCTATGGCGATATCACTAAAAAACCTTTTATTAATCGCCGAAGACACAGGAGTAAATCCTGATGGGTCGAACTTTGATCAAAGATCATTAGGATATGGAGATAATAAACCTCTAATAACCAAAGATTTACCATCAGTAGAAAAAGAAACTAACGGTGCTTTAGATTTAATAGGTGAAGTAACAGATAATTTTGTAAGAGGAGGAGCAGTACATTTAGCTAAATCAGCTGTAACGGATTTCGCTAGATTAACTAAATTATTTCTTACACCTAATGGTATAGCATGGGCAGGTGCACAATTAGCTTTATCAAGAACTAATCCTACTTTTTATATTAACGATACACCCCTAACAGGAGGAGCTAATAATAGATTAACTTCTCCAGCTCATGTCCTAGGTACAGCAGCTACAGGAGCTGCTGGTATTAGGTTTAGACGAGATAGAGCATTAGATATTAAAACCGAATCAGGATATAATTATGACCCTGAAAGAGGAGGCCCAAAATATGAATCTAACTTTCTTGCAGCTATAAGATCAGGAATTAATGAAGTTTCTGACAATTCTTTATTTGGGGCCTATAATAAAATTATTGTTGATGGAGATTTAGGAATTATTAAAGAATATGCAGGAGGTCCTCATTCAACTTTTGGTATAGGTGATACTACTATAAAACAATATAAAAGTAACCCATTTAATGATATTGGTGAAAACGGGGGATATCTTCCTTTATTTAACCAAGATTTATTTCAATTAAGACAGGCTCCCCTAACTCCTAGTAGTAAACATAAAGACTATAGATCTGTAGCACCTATTTCAGGACAACTTCCTATTGAAGATTCAAAAACAAGAATCAATTTATATAAATTAGGAGACCCAGGTGTTGATCTTTCGGATGATGATGTAGACGTATATGATGTTAGAACAATAGATAAAATATCAGCGGCTAGTATATTTCAACGTAAAGATTTAGAAGATTTTAGTGGTAATTTTAAAGATTATATTAAATTTAGAATTGCTGTTGTAGATACTGATAACCCACTAAATGATAATATTATTTTATTTAGAGCACTGTTAGATAGTATAAATGATAGTTATTCTGGTGAATGGAATAGCCACAAATATAATGGCAGAGCCGAAAATTTTTATACTTATGCTGGGTTTGATAGAAAAATTAGTTTTGGTTTTAAAATTCACACCCAAACTAGACATGAACAAAAACCCCTTTGGAGAAAATTAAATTATTTAGTAGCTCAAACCGCTCCTGAATATAAAAATAGAAGAATGAGAGGAGTATTTTCCCGTTTAACTATAGGTGACTGGATGAATGAAATACCTGGTTTTTTTACAAGTGTTAATTTAAGTTGGTCTACAGCTTATCCTTGGGAAATCAGACATGATTCTGAGGGGGTTGATAGAGACTTAAACGAATATCCCCACATTTTAGATGTAAGTTGTGACTTCCAACCAGTACACAATTTTGCTCCCTCAAATAGTCCAACTACACCATTTATACTACCTGAAATTGGGGTTAGTAATAATAGAAAATACGCTAAACAAAGTGATGATGAAGATCAAGACCAATTTAATTCTAATGGGGTATCTATAAATGCTACAACAGCTGAAACATGAAAAGGTTTAACGATATAAAAAAATTACGTAATCGTCAAGGTAAAAGATATTATATAAATACTATTTTACCTGATGTACCATTAAGCCAAGATGATATATATATTATAACTCAGGATGGGGATAGATTAGATAATCTAAGTTTTGAATTTTATAATGATGTGCAATATTG